TAATTATAATATTTGCGTTACCTGTTTTTGTAAATCCAGTAATAGCATTATTACCATACGCATTTAAAATACCTTTTGTCATATTAATATCCTTACTAATTACTGGATTTTGAAATGATATTAATTGACCTGGTTTTAATTTTTTAACCGTTGATTTATCACAAATCAATACTGTAGTATTATCAAAATGAAACTTAGATGAAGTTGGTTCAAAACTAACTTTAATTATATTGACCCCACCACCTGGATTAATAGAATTAGCATCGGGAAAAGGTGTTGAAGTTCCATTAAAATATTTTGCCTTAACATTAAATAAGTTAATTCTATCGGCCATTGGTATACTTGTTGTATATACAAATCTATTTTGATTATCATCTTCATTTCGAGTTATAGTTAAGTATGGAGCACCAATATTAACAGAAGCATATTGATAATCGTATATTAATCCGGATAATTCTTGTGAGTAAACTATAGCTCTTTCAGGTAAATAACCCGATGGATTATCAGGATTTCTATTAGGAATTCTAAATGTTCCATTATTAAATAACGGAACAATTGATGGAGAAAGAGTAATTGAAGTCACAAGGTTACTAGAAACAATTGTACTACACGGGTTAACTTTATTAGTTGTATTCTGTAATGCGTCCGCACCTGAACCATCTTCATCAGTTCCGTCACTATCCGTTGAAGAATCTGGACTACAGGGACATAAATCACATTCAGGGTAAGTAAGTATTGGTACTTTAACACCACTTAAATCCATTTTATCTAACTGTTTTTTAAACCAATTAAAAAAGATTCCAAGCCCGATATAAAATGCCCCTAACAATAAAAACCCAACCACCAAACCTAACGCCGGATAACACACACACGCTTGGATAAAAGCGTTAGCCGCTTGATATGCAGCCCAACCTATAAAACAATAAAGTAAATACTCTCGGAGTAACCAAATTACAAAATATAAAATATGTAACAATAATATTAATGCAAAAAATACCGGTGTTAGAATAATACTGAAAAACATAAAAATTATGTATATAATATCAAACCTAAAATTACCATCGTTAGTTGGAAACCTATTATTTAATCCAACACAAGTTTCATCTAATATATTTTTAATACCAATATATCGTTCAAACCCCTTACCTTTTCTAATTCCATTAATAAATTGAGAAACAGTATATACTTTATTATACTGCATCATATAAAATCTATCTTCACAATCTATCGCCTCTTGAATAATTTGATTAAAACTTGAATCTCCACTATAAGCATAATCATACCAATCAACACTAAAAGCATAAGATTCTTCTGTATGATTTGCAACAATATTTTCTTTAATATTTGGTATTAAAAAATAAGCTCTCCTAGTTGTTTCACTTAATGATGGTGATTGAGACCATTTTACTTTAAATCTATATTTACCTTTTGTTGGAATTCCTTTTTCAGGGTCATTAGACAAAACTTGTTCTCCAAATTCATTAGTAACATAATAATCTAAATTCATCGGTACATCTATTAACCAAGTACCATTTTCATCTATTACTTTACCACCGTTTTCTAAACTAAAATTTTCTAAAATAGGCCTACCATCACTGTCTTGATTAATTGTTTGCCTAATAGCTAAAATATCACCAGGACCTGCCGTTAAATCACACAAATGACCCGATTTGTTTGTTGGTCTACATCCTGTTGAAACAGCAGCAGTATTAGGCCCTGAAATAATTGAACCCATAAAAATTGATGTTGGTCTAATTTCCACATTCGCCTCCGAACTTAAATCAAAATCTGTTCTTGTAATTCCTAAATTACAGATTTCCGGTTGTCCCCATAATGGTTCAACTTCAATAGTTCTATTAACGGTAACAATTTGTGGTAATTCTCTTAAATTATTGGAAGCTCTAAAATTTGGTCCTGATACTTGGGATTCCGTAGCAATTCCCATTCTAATTAAATCTTGTGGTGATAATGAAAATTCACCAATATCTGATAAATCAACATCAATTACAACAGTTTGAGCACCAACAGGAACACCAAATATCATATAATCACCACTATCATTTGTGATTGCATTATACTTATAATACTTATCATAAACCTGAATAAGTGTTGGATTTGTTAAAACATCGGTTCTTGTAAAGAAAGTACCGGTTGGTACGTGAGCACTATAGGATTTAACATAAGGAAGTAAGTTATATCTATAACCATCATCATTAACATCAGATAACGATTTATAAGGATATAATTCTGAAATGATTGGGTCAGATTGGTCTTGACTATCAATAGGTATGAATACTGAAACTTTAATGTTTGGAAGTCCAAACCCATTATTTACACTAACACGCCCAACAATAACACCATAATCGGCACATTGTCTAGTGTAGATATCACTTTGTAATATTTTTAAGGAGAGAATCTCTAAATAATCAAACTCTTGGTCAATTAAAACCTTAACTGACTTATCCACACCGGGTTGAGTTCTTATTCTATACGATTTTGACATATTTTATCTTTTTTAATAAATAGTTTATACACTATTTTTAAAAGATAATTAATAATTATTCAAAATAAATTATGATTAAAATTTATATTTCTTAGTGAAGTCAATTGGGTCTGAATTATTTTCTATAAAATTTTTTATAATAATTGATATATCTTGAGGTATTTTATTGTCTATACTCGTATGAGTAGTATTAGGTATTTTTAAATTAATAATTTTTGTTAGATTATTAGTTTTATATTTCGTAACAATCCCACCGGAATTTGTAAAAAAATACATATCATCAGACCATTTTGGTGATGTAAAGTTAATTACACATCCAACATTTGATTTAACTTTATAATTAAAATCATTATGTATTTTATTGGCGTTGTCTAAAAACAATACTAAATCAACAAAAATGTTTTTTTCATATAATTTGTCTAAAACTTGAGTAACATTATACCCACCAATACTGTGACCTACTAATATTATTTTACCTTTTGGTTTAAATAAACGATAATAATATACATTTTCATAAACATCTTCAGGTGTTAACGTATAACTATGTGTTCCGGTATAAGTAATAACTTTATTTGTTTTATTGTCTAAATCAGTTTCAATAATACCTAACCCATCGAAGTCTCGTGATTTAGTGAAGTCAACTTGTGTTTCATTATATTTAACAACATCCATAAACGGGTTATTAGCCCCCTGAACAACAATTATTAAATTTTCTGTATTTTTATCAAAATATTTAACTTCGTGATGTATCATTTCTAATTCTCGTCTATCAAAAAACATACGACATTCACTAATCAATAATATACCTGAAAATAAAACAATTAAAAACTCTAAAGATTTTAATTTATTTATTTTTTTAAAGAAAAAAATAAATATTAATAATCCTACAATAAATCTAATATTTAAAACTAAACCATTAAAAATTGCTTGAGACCAAGTCCCATTATTACCCTTTATTACCTCTAAAATATGATTAACTGTTTCCATCTTTTAATTATAGTGGAATCATACAATATTATCAAGAAAAATTAACGGTTTTAAGATTTTTAACTCTAACATTAATATCTTTATTTGGATATTTAATCTGATATGTCTGATTTGGTTCAGCAAATATGGTGTCATCAATTAATCCAATTTGTTTTGTAGTACTATTAATATACCTTTGAGATGTCTGCGATGACGAATACTGTCCCCCAACTTGATTAAATACTTGAATGTCAGACAATGAAATAACACCATTCTCACTTTGTATTAATCTTCTTAATTCAGATATATTAACATTTTCTCCCATTTGTCTGTTTATTGGGTCAAAATATTCTGAAACAATAGTAATTATTTGAGATATTACCGTCCCTTGATTTTGAGTATTATCTAAAACAACATCAATATTAAAACTTAAATCAATAACGTTTGCACTTTGTATTGAAACATAATCATTTATCATACGATAGTTTGATAAGTAATTTGCGACATTATTTTTTAATGTGTTGGATATTACCTCGGTTAATCTACCTGAGTCATCATACGATAACATCTGAACAATAATTTTATTGTTATTTTCAGTTATTGAAACTTTTGCCGGAGCACCAAATTGTGATGGCATAGTTCTGATGATTGAATTATAATCATTAACTGTTACCGCTCTTTTTTGAGCCGCAAAATTATATGAGACTAAATTCCTAACTTCTTCAATTGTTGGAAAATTTGCCCCACCAATTGCCGCAGTAACATTAGTACATCTTAATGAATTAACAACTGTAGTATTTACACTTTCTGATGGTCCATTAACAAAGAATGAAACCGTACCAATCTGTGTAATTGAATTAACCCCAATATTACTTCCAACACCACCACCAACTCTATATTGGACAAATAATGTTGTATTAGGTTTCAAAGTACTACCTAACGCTAAATTGTTTGAATACTTATATAAATTTAATTGGTATCCATCTCTAGCAAATTCTCTTAATTGTTCATCCGCCGATTGAGAACCACCACCAAAAGTCATTTTTAAAAAACCTTCAGGAGTAAATTCAGTAATGAATTTTGTACTTGTTTGAATGTACTTACCAACTTTAATTCCCGGAGCATCCGATACCTTTGTTGGGTCTTCAACAAACACTCTATCCTCAGCTAACGCATCAACTTCATACCATCTATTATTTAAACCTAAAAATTCTTGAGCCGGTGGTATATTACTATATTGAGTACTATCTTTTAATAATACACCAGTAACACCTAAAACATTTTTTTCAGGTAAGAATAACTCATAAAAAGGACGAACATCATTTGGCGTTATAACTTTTTTAAATACTTTAGTTATTCCATTTACAACAGTTTCCCGTTTAGTAATTGTATAATTTAATAATTTATTATTTGAGTCAAAATTTGGTATTTTTAATCTATTCGGAAATCCTTCTCCATTTATTGGTGACGCAAAATCAATATCATAAACAGTTTCAAAAACTTGACCCGCACCATTAACCTGAGAACCTCGTCTTAATATACCACAGTATCTCAAATCTTCTTTATCACCAAATGCTGGAACAGTGATTGAAAAATCAATCAAAGCAACAGATGGTCTCATTCCCGGAACTTTTAATCCATAAGTTTTTGCTATATTAAATACTGACGACCTTTGTTGTGCATATTGTAATACCGTTTCTTGAACGCTTCTATCAATATTGAATTGTAAGTTATCGGTAACCGCAGCATTCAAATCTAATAACACCGAAAATACCGACGCATCATTAAAATTTTGAATGGTGTCAGGGTAATATGTTTTAGTAAAGTTAATTAACTCAGTTCTAATAGATTGGAAGTCTCTAGTTGTATAGGATATTTTTTTATTTGCCATAATTTTATATATTAATAATTACAAAGTCACTACTGTTAAATACATCGTTATTTACGGTATAATCTATTTTAACTTTTGCTGTATGTTCTTTATCTGAGATATTTGGAACTCTAAAAACCCTCTCATCGTTATCATTTATGTAACTACCCTTATCTTCTTCACCATCAGAGGCGGCATAAATACTAATATTAGTAATTGTGATACCAGGTAAATAAACTTCAGCCGATTCTCTAATTTCAGATTCAATCTCTGAAAATGTTGGTCCGTCCAAAGGTTCAAAAATAAATTCATACAATCTTGTACCAAAATCAGGTAAATAAT